ATGGTGTCTGCTGCCGGTGGAATGCCGGTATCCCGTCTTAAGTCTGTTGCCCGTTTTGAAGATGAAGACTGGGCGCGTTTCTCGCAGGGCGTGGGACGAATGACGGGGCGTAATATCTGGATGGTGGATCAGGCAAACCTGACCATTGATGAGATATGTGCAACCACGAAGCACCACCGGATGAAACACCCGGAAACGGCGCTGGTGGTGGTCGATTACCTCGGTCTGATTAAAACCCGCAGCACGGGGCGTCACGACCTTGCTGTGGGGGAAATCTCAAAGGGACTTAAAAGCCTGGCAAAATCCAGCGGTTTCCCGCTGATTGCTCTGAGCCAGCTCTCCCGAGGCGTGGAATCCAGACCCAATAAACGTCCCATGAACTCAGACCTGAAAAACTCCGGGGAAATAGAGGCTGATGCCGACATCATTCTGATGCTTTACAGGGATGAGGTGTATAACCCGGATACACAGGCCAGAGGCATAGCAGAAATCAACATCACGAAACAGCGTAATGGCACACTCGGGACCATTTACCGGCGTTTTCATAACGGACATTTTCTGCCTGTGGACCAGGAGAGTGCCCGGGTTCTTTCCACACCCATGACGCCGGGCAATCCGCGCAGATACAGCAATAACCGCATGTCGGGCAGTAAAACGGAGCGTTTATTTTGAACAACAGAACAATCACTGTTTCACCGGAACAACTTCGTCGGCAGGCGCAGGAGATGCTTCGTTGTGCTGAACAGATGGAAAAAACGAGCGTGAAAAAAGATACGCTCCGCAAGCAGCTTACTCCGGCGCTTCGTGATCTGCTGCAGGCAAAACACCGCACACAAAAGGCGGTGGATGAGCTGGTGGATTGCGTGGCGGAACTGGAAGGACAGGTAAGCCAGTTTGAAACGCTGGTGAAGGAGTTTACTGCGTGATGGCTGAATTTTTTTCTCCTGCGTTCATGCAATACCGTTCGCTGAGGTGACCGTGAGAGCACTGCTGACCCCTGAAATTGCCCCGCGTATGGGGATCGTCTTGTTCAGACCCGGTTCAGAGCTGATGCCCCTGTTTATGCAGGGGCGTGTCCTGCTGGAGCCTGAGCCGGAACGTTATTCATCTTTTGCCAGTGGTGCCGTTCCGGCAGCATCACAACCGCTGGCGGATGATCCTGCCGTTCGGGCCGTGTTCCGCCATGAGGCGGTGATCCGTCGTGCTGGTGGCGTGGAATGCCTTGAGAGCTGGTTACTTCGTGAAAAAGGCTGCCAGTGGCCTCATTCCGGATGGCACAGCGAGAACATGACCACAATGCGACACGCGCCGGGCGCAATCCGTCTGTGCTGGCACTGCGATAACCTGCTTCGCGATCAGTTCACGGAACGTCTGGAATCAATGGCAACGGATAACTGTGCCCGCTGGGTGTTGTCCGTAGTCCGTCGTGATCTCGGTTTTGATGACAGCCACGTTGTGACAATGCCGGAACTGTGCTGGTGGCTGGTTCGTAATGACTTGGCGGATGCCTTACCGGAAAGTGCAGCCCGTAAGGCACTGAGATTACCGAAGCCTGTTGTGCCGTCTGTCACCCGGGAAAGTGACCTTGTGCCTTCGGTTCCTGCCACCAGCATCATCCGGGATAAGGCGAAAAAGGTGCTGGCGCTGAAAGTGGATCCGGAGTCGCCGGAGTCTTTTATGTTACGCCCCAAACGTCGTCGCTGGGTTAATAAAAGTACACGCGCTGGGTTAAGACGCAGCCGTGTGCATGTTGTGGTAAGCCAGCCGACGATCCTCATCACCTGATTGGTCATGGTCAGGGTGGAATGGGTACAAAAGCGCATGACCTTTTTGTGTTGCCTTTGTGCAGAAAACACCATGACGGACTGCATGCGGATACCGTGGCATTTGAAGAGAAGTATGGTTCCCAACTGGAGCTGATATTTCGTTTTATCGATCGCGCGCTGGCGATTGGTGTGCTGTCCTGATTTTGTGGAGAAAGTTGATGCGTGATATTCAGATGGTTCTCGAACGCTGGGGAGCATGGGCGGCAAATAATCATGAGGATGTGACCTGGTCGTCCATTGCTGCCGGTTTTAAGGGATTAATTCCTTCAAAAGTAAAATCTCGCCCGCAATGTTGTGACGATGACGCGATGATCATTTGCGGGTGCATGGCCCGTCTGAAAAAGAACAACAGCGATTTACACGATTTATTAGTAGATTATTATGTATGTGGTATGACATTCATGTCACTGGCAAGTAAGCATTGCTGCTCGGATGGTTATATCGGGAAAAGGTTACAGAAGGCTGAGGGCATAATTGAAGGGATGTTAATGGCATTAGATATCCGGTTAGATATGGATATCGTTGCTAATAATTCTAATTGATATGCAATTGTTTACTAAAAGTTATTAAAAATGGGGCGTGGAAACTCCCCCAAATAAAGGGTAATATATAACAGAAGGTTTATATAGTAAGAAGCAAGGTAGTGCTTCTAAAGGAAGTGGCTTGAGGGCTCCACTTATATGTTGCGGAGGCAAAGCCTCCCGCAACATATCTTTTTCGTAAGTCAGATTAGAACTGATAAACCAGACCTACAGCGACGATGTCGTCGGTATCAATACCAGCTGTTTTGGTAAACTTACTATCGTCAATTAAGTTGATTTTGTAATCAACAAAAGTGGACATGTTTTTATTAAAGTAGTAAGTAGCACCGACATCGACATACTTGACTAAGTCTCGGTCACCATGAACACCAAGGTCTTTACCTTTTGACTGAAGGTAAGCAACAGATGGGCGCAGACCGAAGTCAAACTGATATTGTGCTACTGCTTCAAAGTTTTGTGCTTTGTTTGCAATATGGTTATTACCAAAAACGGTCATATTCTGAGTTTCAGAATATGTGGTAGCCAGATAGATATTGTTCGCATCATATTTCAGGCCTGCAGCCCATACTTCCGCATTTTTGCCGGAGGCATTGAATTTGCTCTTACCATAGGCGACCTGACCGTCAGTGCGATCTGATTTAGCATAGGTTGCACCCACGCCGAATCCTTCATACTCATAAGTAGTGGAGAAACCGAAACCATCACCATTGGCTTCAGCTACGTCAGTGCGGTCATTTTTACCCTGATACTGAGCAGCAAAGTTCAGGCCATCGACCAGACCAAAGAAGTCGTTGTTACGATAAGTTGCAACACCAGTTGCACGTTGAGTCATGAACACGTCGGTTTGAGTCCAAGTGTCACCACCGAATTCTGGCAGGACGTCAGTCCACGCACCGATGTCGTATGCTACACCGAAGTTACGGCCGTAATCGATTGAGCCGTAATCACCAAATTTCAGGCCTGCAAATGCAAGACGGGTTTTGTCTTTGGAAGAACCTTGAGATTCAGCACGGTTGCCTTTGAAGTCATATTCCCACTGACCGAAACCAGTCAGTTGATCGTTGATTTGGGTTTCACCTTTGAAGCCAAGACGGGCATAAGTAGTATCACCATCATCTGCATCATTAGAGGAGAAGTAGTGCTTGGCATTAACTTTCCCGTATAGATCCAGCTTGTTACTGTCTTTATTATAAATTTCAGCTGCCTGAGCAGACATCGCCATCAGTACTGATGCAGCTACAGCAGAAATTGCCACTGTTAATTTTTTCATTGTACGCCCTTTTTTTGAACTATTATAAAAAAATGATGTCACTGCGCGATAAATATTCATCTAATCAATGTGATTATTTCAAGATGTAAGTTTTAGTTTCTCATTTAATTTGTGAAGTAGATCTCTATTTTTATCTGAATCTTTTCTATCTAATCCTATTCATGGCTCTTGTTTGAACAAAAATAAATCTATTAGCTAATTTATATTAATGGCACTTATTTATAAGTAGTCTATAATTATTTAGCTTAATTTAAACAAACTAAAAATAACATCCGAAATTATTTATTGGTTATTTGTTGAAGTTTTCTTATGTATTTGTGGTGGTGTTTTGAACACTCGGTGGCATTCTCACAAATATCATTTAGTAGTTTACGTACGTAAAAAATTGGTTATGCTGTTAAGAGTAGTTACTTCGTCACACAGCTTAAACCCGCCGATGAGCGGTTTTTTTTGTGCCTGAACGTTAAATGCGCTGGTGGTTGTGAATGCCGACTGCGGCGGTATTTTGGCGTGACGGCGCAGGTGCCGTATACCGATGTCTGGACGCATAAACCGGTGCAGTTCTATCCCGGGAAACATCCGTGCGAAAAACCGGCAGAAATGCTGCAGCAGATAATCAGCGCTAGCAGTCGTCCGGGTGACCTGATTGCAGATTTTTTCATGGGGTCGGGTTCGACAGTGAAAGCGGCACTGGCGCTCGGGCGTCGTGCAATTGGCGTTGAGCTGGAGACTGAACGTTTTGAGCAGACGGTTCGGGAAGTACAGGATTTAGTCAGCCAGAACGGATGATATTGAAGAATTAATTACGCGTCGTTATTATGCGGCTCCCGGCCCTTTAGCTCAGTGGTGAGAGCGAGCGACTCATAATCGCCAGGTCGCTGGTTCAAATCCAGCAAGGGCCACCATCACATACCGCCATTAGCTCATCAGGATAGAGCGCCAGCCTTCGAAGCTGGTTGCGCGGGGTTCGAGTCCTCGATGGCGGTCCATTATCTGTACCCTGCGTTGTTAGCTCAGCCGGACAGAGCAATTGCCTTCTAAGCAATCGGTCACTGGTTCGAATCCAGTACAACGCGCCACACTTATTTTCCCTGGCTCGCTTTTGCGGGCCTTTTTTTTAAATGTCTCACAATTCAGACGGTTGACTGTTGTCTGGTTGGCGGGGAGTTTGTTAAAAGAAACTGGCATGGTGAATCCCCCTGTGCGGAGGGGCAATCAGCGAGTAGGTATATGGGATAATCGCGGATTCAGGTGCTGGTACTGAATTCACCGGGAGGCACCCGGCACCATGCAATGGCACATAGCGCCACTCTCCAGCCCCTCTCCGGAGGGGCTTTCTTATGGACAAAAAAAGCCCGCGCTGGGAGACGCGGGCGGCAAGGAATAAACAACAAAACGTGAAGTAATATTTCAGCTGGCGAATAATATCCGACAGTAATCACTCTGCGCAATAGCGCGGCCTTTTTCGTATTGCGGGCTGTTGTCTCTCTTCTGCCATTGTCCTGTAACTTCCGGACTTCAGCCCGCTCCTCATTTTACTCACAATATTATCCCGGCCGGGAGGATTCATGGCATTTAAACACTATGATGTTGTCAGGGCGGCGTCGCCGTCAGATCTTGCGGAAAAGCTGACACATAAACTGAAAGAGGGCTGGCAGCCGTTTGGTAGTCCGGTGGCCATAACCCCTTATACTCTGATGCAGGCGATTACAGCAGAAGGTGATGTGGTGGTCAGTGGTGCAACTGAGCCGGATTGGTACTACGTCATCGTACTGGCCGGGCAGTCCAATGCCATGGCTTACGGTGAAGGGCTTCCGCTGCCGGATTCATACGATGCTCCGGATCCGCGCATTAAACAGCTGGCGCGCCGCAGTACAGTGACGCCGGGTGGGGCTGCCTGCAGATATAACGATATTATTCCGGCCGACCACTGCCTGCATGATGTGCAGGATATGAGTACGCTGAATCATCCGAAGGCAGACCTGAGCAAAGGGCAGTACGGCTGTGTCGGCCAGGGCTTACATATTGCCAAAAAACTGCTTCCGTATATCCCGAATAACGCGGGGATCCTGCTGGTACCATGCTGTCGTGGTGGTTCGGCATTCACCCAGGGCGCGGAGGGGACATTCAGTGCGGACACGGGGGCCAGCCAGGATTCGGCACGCTGGGGTGTGGGTAAACCGTTATATCAGGACCTGATCGCACGCACCAAAGCGGCATTACAGAAGAACCCGAAAAATGTGTTGCTGGCGGTGTGCTGGATGCAGGGCGAATTTGACATGAGCGCTGCCACCTACGCACAGCAACCGGACCTGTTCACGGCCATGCTGAAGCAGTTCCGTACTGACCTTTCCGGATTTAACGCGCAGTGCCATGGCGGCAGTGCTGCAGTTGTACCGTGGATTTGTGGCGACACGACGTATTACTGGAAAAACACATACGGCACACAGTATGACTCCGTCTACGGCGCGTACAAAAACAGGGAGAGCGACAACGTTTTCTTTGTGCCGTTCATGACCGACGGTAACGGCAACAACACGCCCACCAACTTACCGGCAGAAGACCCGGATATTGCTGATGCAGGTTATTACGGCGCGCAATCCCGTAGTAATGGTAATTGGGTATCATCAAACCGCCCGACACATTTCAGTTCATGGGCGCGCAGGAGCATTATTCCGGATCGTATGGCAACCGCTATTCTGAACGCAGCCGGGCGCACCTCAGCCTTCATCAGTGGTAAGGCACCGGAAATCAAACCCTCGCCCGGCGTCGACACGCCATCGGGGCCGTCTGAAGATGCATCCGTACGCACAATCTCCCTGTTGCCGACAGCCGGAGAGGCTGCTGCGCAGGGCTGGACCATAAGCGGCGGCAGTAGTTGCGTTGTCGGGTGGTGTATTTAAGATCACCAAGCAGAGCAATAAAACCTGGTCCCTGATGCATCCGGTGGATGACGCAGTCTCCCTGCTGACACGGGGTGGCAGACTGAGCTGTAAGTTTCGACTGTCAGGCGCACTGACCAACAACCAGTTCGGTCTGGGAATTTATCTGTATACCGATGTAGCGTTACCTGACGTCGTGGCGATGACCGGGACTGGTAACCCGTTCCTGATGTCGTTCTTCACCCAGACCACAGACGGCAAACTGAATCTGATGCATCACAGGAAAGCAGGAAACACAAAGTTGGGCGAGTTCGGGAATTACAGTAACGACTGGCAGACGCTGGAGCTGGTGTTCACCGCCGGCAGTGCCACGGTTACTCCGAAACTGAATGGAGTGGCTGGCCCGGCATTCCAGGTCATAAAAGACAGTCTGACACTGGGGCTGAATGCGCTGACGCTGACGGATATTACCAAAAATGCAGCGTATGGCGTTGAGATAGAAAGTCTGGTGCTGGAGATAAATGCACCAGCATCATCATAAAAAGTGAGCCAGTCAAATGGAAGGTATCGTTAAACTCACCGGTAGTGTCAGTGGGTCGTCTGAGATGCCTGCATGAGTTATCAGAGCCATCAGTACTTAACTGGTGGCTTTTTTTATTGTTGTCAGCTTCCGGATAACGGGAGACGGGGTATGTACCAGATGGAAAAAATCACAACAGGTGTGTCATACACCACGTCAGCGGTGGGAACGGGCTACTGGTTCCTGCAGTTGCTGGACAGGGTTTCCCCGTCTCAGTGGGCGGCAATAGGCGTGCTGGGGAGTCTGCTGTTTGGGCTGCTGACATATCTGACTAACCTGTATTTCAAAATCAGAGAGGACCGTCGTAAGGCGGCACGGGGAGAGTAATTCAATGACTCAAAACTATGAACTGATTGTGAAAGGGATCCGCAATTTTGAGAA